CCACAGTAGGTGCATTTATTTGTCGATGCCATGTGCCTCTATCAGCTCCTCTAGTTCCCTGTCAGTTATCACTTTGTCCAGTGTCTCGAGATCGGTTTCCTTCCAATTGGGATAGATCTCCTGTAGTTTCTTTAAACTCTTGTTTGGCACACGCTTCATGGGTTTGATCCATGGATGGAACTGTTGTTGTAATGCGCCACACATGGCAGTCAGTATCCATAACAGTTTCTTGTGTTTGCCCAACGTGAAGCAGTGCTTGTTCACACATTCATTCACCATCTCGACATAATGTTCCACGTAGAATTGATCTTTTGAAGAACAGCTGGACACATATCTCATCAGCATGTAAGGTGAATACAGGGATTTCTCTTTGTCGTCTATCCTGTCATAGTAGTCCTTGTTCCTGAAGTCCACGGCTTTCAACCCGTTCCTGAGATCAAAAAACTTTTTTGTGTTACTTTTTTTTGCCGGCATATTTTAATCCAAACATAGTGCATTCTTTGGCATCTACGAAAGTTAATTTTATTTTCTTTTGCTGATGATTCATAGCCGAAATCTTGAATTTATTTTTCCTTAACCAGTCAAAGAAATCCCTCATCCAATCCTCGTCCATCCATACCGCTATCTTGTTACTGGTGATCAACACAGGTGCGTCTATGGTAATGGTTCGTCTACCAGACCGAGCCATAATCCACCTGTTCACACTGCCTTGATATGTCCTTTACGAAATAGGCACACATGGGTCTACGTCCGTTGGTCAATGGCACTGCTAACATCTGTCCTGATTTTATTTTTGGGAAATACCACTTGACTTCTGTGTAGATGTCCACCACGTCTATTGGCATGAATTCCGGTTTGGTACTTGATAAAGGATTGAACGTGAATGCGTCGAATCCTCTGTCATTGAGACTGGTTATTGGTAGCACATGCATTTCGGATTGACCCGCCTCGCCTATCAGCATCTTCCAGTCCAGTGGCATCTTGATCTTGTGATCGCCTATTTCTAAAACCGCCGCTGGTGCGTTGAAGCTCTCTAGGAAAATAAGTGGTATGTAGAAGAAATCTGGATTGTTAGGATCAGAATTGTCCAACACTGCAAATCTCAATTTCTCATCCACCCATTCTGGTATCTTCTCTAATTTGTATGTCCTGTCATCAAGTGTAAGGATTTTCATAATCTATCTTTTCTATATTATACGGGTAATTGGCCTCTTTGTAAAACTTTTTCCTCGCCCCCAGGTGTCTTTTCGCGAACTTGCAACTGCTGGTAATGTCCCAGATCTGCACACTGTCCTTGTCCTCTGCCTTCCTGATCCCACGACCTATGCTCTGTATCACCCGGACGAATGACTTGCCAGGCTCTATGAGAACAAGATTAAAAATCCTAGGAATGTTAATGCCAACAGCGGCAACTCCATATGTGGCAATGATAACCTTATTTGTCGCAGTAGATATCTCATCGTATTGCTCCTTCCTGTCTGTGTTTTTGGTTGCTCCGGACACGAACACCGCGTCCTTGATTTTCTTTTCCAGTATCTCACCGGCGGATATCCTGTCCACTAGTATCAGTGTATTGCCGGATGTGGCTATGCTTTGGATGGTCTGTGCCACCCATGTCATCCTGGTCTGGTCTGTTGTGAGCCACTTCAGTTCCTCGCCGTAGGTCTTGAATTGAGGATGATCCTGTGTCTGTAACACGTTGACATGGCAGTTGGCCAACACTCCTTTGTCTTGCAGTTCACTGGCCTGTATCCTGTTGGCCACTTCGCCTATGCTACATTTCAATCCCATGAATTCGTAGTCCGCCTTTGGCACGGTGCCCGTCAGTCCCCAGCGTATGCCACAGTGTGCGAATGGCCCCGTGAGCAATCTCTTCAACACGTCCGCCTTGGCCATGTGAACCTCATCTATGATGATGGTGTTGATGCCCTGTATGGCCTCTAGGAACTCGGTCGTGTGCTCGTCTTTGCTTTTCTTCTCTAACACATTCAATGATTGCCACGTGGCTATTGTGTTGAATCTTCCTAGTTCTTTTCTGTCTCCGTAGTACACACCAACGTCGAGATTACAAGCAAGAAAATCTTCTTCAGTCTGTGTGACCAAACTCTTGTTGGGCACGATGGTTAGTGTCCTGCCGTAAGGTTCCACCAGTTGGCAAAGTGCCGCGGTGATTATGGTCTTACCCGCTCCGGTGGCTATCTCCTGTATGCATTGTGGATTCTCGATGAACTTGTTTATGGTCTCCACTTGATAGTCCCTCAACTGTATGGGTTGTCCCGCACAAGGATGTTTGTCCGGCCATGTGATGTGTGCAAGGTAATCCTTGTCCACTGCTTTGAATTCATAGTTGTGTTGTTCCCTGTGGTCTTCGAAGTCCACATACACCCCACCGTCCTCCAGGATGGGCAGTATCTGGTCCACTAGGTTAAGATAAGTCGTGCCTCCTAGGCCAAAGAAACTGACCTTGCCATCCCACCTGCCCAGTTTAACTGCGGGTAAGTGCCTGGCATATGGTATCTCGTATTTGAACTTGTTGGACAGTCTCTTCCTCCACTCGAGGCTGAGGTTCTCGAACTTCACATTCACTTCGTCTTTGATTACTAGTTTGCAACTGCTCATCTTATACCTGTTCTATCACGTGATCATGCCAATCCCAACTGCTGGGTTGGTGATCACTATAATACAACTTTTTTGGAAGATTTTCAAGCAGTCTTTTGAGATTGTCCGTACCAGTGGCATAGTATCCACCTCCAAGTGCTATCAGGGAAGCACGTGGTTTTACCTTGCTCTTGATCAATGCCCTAGGTATTCTGTTCCGTACAAAGATGATCTTCGTGGTGTCGTCTATGAACTTGAATTGTTTGCTCATCTGGTGTAGTTCGTAGAGATTCTCAAAGAACTCCCTGGGCTTCTTGTCGTCTATAACTGTTGTCCTTGCACTGTAACCCCTGTCCTCTTTCCTGTACACTGGTTCCTTAAGATCAAAACCCCAGGCACACTGTTTCATCATGTCTATGCCGTGTGATTCGAAAATCTTTAACCAGTCCCAGAATTCCCTTATCTCCTGTTCCTCATGCACGTCGCTATGGCATGGCATCAGCAAAGGGAAGGCATCCAGTTCTACCAATGCTTGTACAACTTCCTTTTTGGTGTGGGCTAACGAGTTGATCCACAGTTTATGGTAGTCGTGGTGTGCTATGCGGCCGGCCAATTTAGAATCAGCCGATACCGATATTCCCCTAGATGAAATAGCAAAGTTCTTCAGGCTGTCCACTTGCTGTAGCAAAGGCAGTTTTGAAATGTGTTCTGCCCAGTGTTCCGTCAAGGACTCTGGGGCATTGTCTAAGATGATCTCATCTTCTGTTTGTCTAGCAGTTGGTTGTGTGTGTCCAACGATCTGTTTCCTTACGGCATCGAAGTCGTCCAACAGTTCGGGTGTGACGAATTTGAAATCATACCGCACCGCTATCAGCGTGAGATAGTACGTGGTCACATCCGTGTGGATGAATGTCCATTTCTTGTCCTCTCCGGCGTAGAGTGCGTACATGCCCGGTAGGTCACGTGTGTCCTTGAGGCAACGTATCAGTTGTATTATCTTCTTGTCATACGGGAATCTCAGTTCGATCTTGTCCACCCCGTCCTCGTCGGTGTATTTCTCTATGCTCTTGTCAAAACTGATCACCCTGAAGTCATCCTCATAGACCGGATTATCAAGCAAAGACTTGATATCCATATGGTGTGCCTGGAACTTGGAAAGATAGCGTTTTAGGATCACCACTGCTAGTCGTGCCTGTTTCTCCGTCCAAGCATACTGCGACTCCGCCAAGGATCTCACTGTTTCCCTGTCCTTGGGGTGCGGGTTGATGTTGGTCGCACGGTGATCCGGCCAGAAATAGTCATTATATGCTAGTATTTTGAGTGCTTCGTTTATGGTTTTTGGCAAATCTGACTGCATTTTGATACCTGGTAATTTAGATAATTATTAGTATATTATAGCACAATTGGTAATACTGTCAACCATGAAAAA